ATAAACCCTGGGGATGAAATAATCTATGACACTGTCGCAAAACGGGCATTCATAGCAGAAACAGGGGACTGCCAAGTAGATAGCAGCTATCTTGCAGCCCGTACCCGTACCCCTAAAAAGTACATTTCGGACGTTTATAACGTGGGCGGGAGGGAATACTACAGAAACAAGCAGGGATTGTGCATAGATGCCCCTTGTTGCGGCTGCTGTACTGCTTGAAGGAAATAGCCCCCATGCATACCTACAAATTAAACACTGGGGTACACGTGCTAGCCCGTCCGTTAAAAGATGGCAGCCTGTACCCGTACACATACATAAACCGCACCCAAGCAGAGAATGCAGCCCGTAAACATGATGGTGAGGTTTATCAAAGCCACTGGTTTAGACGGGTTTTCTATGTAACCCCTAAACAGGAGATAGCCCCATGACAACACTCAAAGCCCTAGAAACAAGCCTGTACTGGATGCGGGTCGTTTATCGTGATAGTAAAGACCCTGTACAGCGTGAACGGGTGAAAGCCCGCATAGCCAAGCTTGAAGCAGAGATAGCAGCCCATCCAGATACACAGGAGATAGCCCCATGATAGATACGCACTGGCTGCAAAGCCCCAAATTAGTTGAAGTCAGCTACAACGACACAACTGCTGCCCTTTTTGAGCTGTACGACATTAGACAGGCATTGCCCCATAGTGTGAGAAACAAGCCCCTTGATGCTGACTCTGACTTCACCATAGACGAAGCCCTGAATTCTGTAATTGAATTCCTGGAAGCCCTAGACCAAAAATGCACGGAGATAGCCCCATGATTAAATTCAAGCCTGAATCCCTGAACGACACTACCCGTAAGTTCCCCCGCACCCTGTCGGAGGCCTTCCCCTCTAGCCCCGAATGGCAGGATAAGCCCCCATTGTCGGATAAGGTGCTGACCTACCTCTGTGCCTTTTCTACTGGGTTCTTGGTAGCCCTTTTGGTGTTTGCATGAGGGTTCTGCCTATCAAGAACGAAGAGACTATCCCTTGGCTTTTGCATAAGCACTATGCCAAGCGGATGCCCCAAATCATGTATGCCTTTGGCCTTTATGAGAATGAAAACCTTGTAGGGGTCATAACCTATGGCATCCCCGCATCGCCCCCTTTGTGCATGGGTATCTGTGGCAAAGAATATGCCGACAAGGTTTTAGAGTTGAACAGGATATGCCTAGAGACAAACGAAAAAAACCAAGCCTCTTACCTTGTCGCTAAGTCCATGCAATTACTGCCCCAACCTAGCATCATTGTCAGTTATGCAGATACCGCCCAAGGCCATGTAGGGTATGTCTATCAAGCATCAAATTTCATCTACACGGGCTTGTCAGCAAACAGGATAGATTGGACTATCAAAGGCCAAGAACATAAACACGCCAAGACCATAGGCGATGGAAAGACCCTCGAAGATATAAGGTCAGAACATGGTGATGACTTCTATTATGTCGAGAGGTCAAGAAAACATAGGTACATCTTTTTTGTAGGTAACAAACGACAGAAAAAGGAAATGTTAAGTAAGTTGAATTACAAAATAGAACCATATCCTAAAGGTGATTCTGTCCGTTATGACTCAGGCGGTGTTGTTGCAAAACAAGACTTGCTATTTTACTAAGGATTGATATATGATTATTTCCGTTGTAGTAGCTCACAACGAATTAAGCCGCTTATTCATGCATTTTGGCCTCTGGGGATTCTCGGGGGGAGCTACCCAGAGTGCAGTAGTAAGCGGCTTTTTTATTGGGTGCTACAAGACACGGGGGCATCACCCACCCCTTGTAAATGTTGATGCGACAGATACAGATAAGCGTGACGAACTGGCCTTGTGTCTCCTGAATGAGCATTTCTCGGGGCAGCGACAAGTCGGGTTTGACAAGAGGTTAGTAGCCCCTTTGTTGAATAGTCTAGATAAACGAGAGCATCTATCCCCTGTGGACAACACAGTGGATAAGTTACCCACAGGCACTCCCTCGGGTGGCCCTTCTACGTCTAATGTTTTAAATTTACAAAGGGGATACGGGAACCATGAATAGAGAACAGGCAAACAAACTACTAGATGAGGTGAGGGTAGGTAAGCCCCATCTAGCAAGAGACATAGACCTAGCCCTACTTACAACTGGAGACTTACATGGAAAACTTTATGACTTGGATACTTACCTTAACCACAGGTTTGCTGGTGGGTTTAGCCCCACTTATCCTGTTGCTGCATTACAAAATCAGGAAGGAGAACAAGCATGATTGAAGCAATGAAACAATGGCTTGAGGCGTTGGAAAAGTCTCAGTCTGCATTAGCGGAAGAACTAAGTGCGTGGGATATTGACCCTCCATTACATCATGTTCAGGAATCACATGACTTGTGCGGCCCTGCCATCACATCCCTACGCCAAGCGATTGCAGAGCTTGAAAGCCAAGAACGCAACTTCTGCCCACGATGCGGCAAACGCACAAACGACATTCATACCTGCACACCACCACAGCGCAGCGAATCGTCTGGCAAGCCATCCGCATGGGTAGGGCTGACAAATGAGGAGTTAACAGACCTTTTCTACAACACCAATTTAGGCCAACAAAGTGCAGTTTCTCAAGCTGTTGCGTTGCTCAAGCAAAAGAACACATGATTAGCAGAGTCATCTTCCTGTGTGCTGTGATTAGCTTGAGCGTTGCCAATCTGTTACCAGAGACAGTTCAACCAGCTAAACCTTTAAAACCATTAACACCATCCCAACTTCAAGCCAAAGCAAAACAAACTTCTGTCAGCAAAGTGTGCAAAGGTAAGAGGAAAACCAAGACAACCAAAAACCTTTGTAGAAAATGGGAGGCCTTTGAAAAAATAACTTGACTTTACCTAATCATCTCTGCTTATAATCTAATCCCAATCATTTGAAAGGTTCGTGACCATGACAAAGTTATGCATAAACTGTATCCACATCCTCAACTCTGAGGTTTTACCTGATGACCAAGAGTACGCTAGATGCGGCTTTGACAGGCCTATAAGCCTCGTTACAGGCCTTCTACGCACCATCCCTGAACTACCCTACTGCTCTACTGAAAGGTACGCTTCTGGCCGCTGCAAACCCGCAGGAGAAAATTGGGTTGCCGCTGACGATGTGATGACAGCAGAAGAGGAAGAACTTATGAAGGGGATGCCAAATGTCTGATTTCTCCCCAGAAACCCGTAACTCTGCCATCTGGAGCGGTGACTCCCGCAAGGTAGCCAACGGCAAAGCCAACGAAGTCATCCTGACCAAGCTTGGCAAGATGGAAATCCCCGACCTGTCTGGCATCGAAGCTGTCCAGATGGGCCATGTGATGGAACCAGTCATAGGCAGACTCGCCCAAGCTGAACTTAGGACAGAGCTAACCAAGATTGATGACGCTCTGACCCACCCTAAACATGCGTGGTTACGCAGCCATTTTGACTTTGCAGGGAAACTCGGTGGAAAAACAATACTTGTCGAAGCTAAGAACTACAACGCTGGTGTGCGTAATAAGTACGATGTGTCTGGTGTCGCACCCCCTGCGGATGTTGCACAATTGGTACACGAAGCTGCTGTATTCGGTGTCGATATGGTTTATCTCGCCGTTCTATTCGGAGGTCAAGAGTTCGTCCTCATTCCGTTTCATATTACAGAGACACAAAAAGACGAACTTATACGCCAGATGGCTTCAATCTGGGGTCATGTCCAAGCGGGAACAACCCTACCACCTGAAGACCTAGAACAGGTCAAACTCCTGTACCCACAGGAGGCCACAGGAAGCCTTAAAACAGCCTCTGCAAGCGTTGAACAAGCCTGTCTAGCCCTGAGTCAGGTCAAGGCCAATATCAAGGCTCTAGAAGCACAGGAAGAACAGCTACAAACCTTGGTAGCAGGCTATATGGGGGAATCCTCTACCCTGTCCAGCATAGATGGTCAGGTGCTAGCTACTTGGAAGAACGCTAAACCTTCCGCAAGGTTTGACAGCAAGATGTTCCAGTCTGCCATGCCTGACATCTATGACCAGTTTGTCAGGGATATTCCTGGCTCCCGTAGATTCCTTTTAAAGTGAGGTTCACATGTTATTCACAGAGAAACAACAGCAACGAGTTACTTTGCTAGAAGCAGAGATGAAACAAATGTCTAGTAAATACAACACTTTACAGACACAAGTAGATGCTCTGCTCAAGCTCTCCTACTCAAAGTATGGAATCAAGCTAGATGGCACACCTAAAGCCAAGCCTGGTAGAAGAAACAAGGTGGCTGCATGAAAACTTTAAACACAGACTCTTTACAGAAGTTCTGCCTTTGCTCATGTAATGGAACAGGGTTTACTAAAGAACTTAGATGCCAAGCAATGAAATCACCGATGTATAGAGAGCCAACTCAATGCAAAGCACCAGCAAAACCTGGAAGCCAATATTGCGGTATTCA